GATTTTTACCTAATGATAATGTTGTAGCTGCAGATATTTTTCCTACATCTGCTAATAATTTTTTTTCGTTTAACACAACTCCATTAGTAGCTGCAGTAGCTTTTGCTTGTGCTAAAAATTGATTTGTGTTATTTTCTAAACTTTTACCATTAGCTAATGAAATTGATTGCATTCCCATCAATTCTTCATTAGTTAAACCAGCAAGTTCTCTTAGTTTAGTAAATGTTTCTGCATCCTTTGCGGTAATAGCAGCATTAGATCCTAATTGTTCTCCAACAGCAGATATAGATTCTAATAGTTGTCCTTTAGTAACTCCTGAAACTGCGGACATATTGTTTCTAAATTCAATGGATTTTTCATATGACATGTTCATCGAACGTGCAAATTTTTCTCCGGAATCATCTAATTCTTTAAGTATAGAAACAAGACCAGTTATTACAACTGCGGGGTCTGCTAAACTTTTTCCTATACTGGTTAAAGTTTTATCCACAATCATACTAAAGGTTTTCCATCGTCCTGGAAGTTTACCAGTAGCTTCAACTTGTTTTTGGATTTCTTCTGTAACTTCAGCCATAGCTTCAGCAGCAGATTGTCCTATGCCTGGGATGGCTCCAAAGGTTTTAGCAAGTTTTCCGGCTAATCCTAGTCTAGACTCGATATTTTTCTGAAGGGATTCTTCAGATTTTCTTACTTCTTGTTGTTTTTCTAATTCTTTAGTATTCTGTTGGGTAACAATGAATTGTTGTTCTAAAGAAGATAATTTACCAAATTCTTGTGAAAGTGTTTCTTCACTAAGAGCTATTTTTTGTTTTAACAAATTATAAGAAGCCATGTCAATAGAAACACCTTCTTCAATTCTTTTATTATATTCGTTTAATTGCTTATTTTGTTCTGCTTGTTTTTCAATTCGCTTCGTAACCTTTGTAGCATTATCAGATAATTTATTACCTATAGAAGATAATAAACCTTGTTCAATTAATCTACTTTTATTAAGTAAATCTCCATTCTTTTGGATTTGTCTCTGGATAGTGTTGATATTACTTAATCCAGTCTTTTGATCCATTATTGATTTGTTAATTTCTTTATTAACATTCAATGTGGCTTTTTCAAAAGTAGATGATCTAGCTTGTATCCCTAAAACTTCTTTTAAAGAGTCAACAGCAGAGGAGGATATATCAAATGATTCCTCTTGCAATTTATTACGAGCCTTTAAAAGTTCAATTTGCTCTTTTAAGGACTTGTTTTCATCCGCCATCTGTTGTGGATTAGTTTTAGCCATCTAAAGTATTTTATTATAAATATTAAAGATTAATATTTTTACCCATATTTAACGGGTTTTTTGGAGGGCTGGGAATTTCTTAATAAATCAGGTGCTTTAATAGTACCGTCAGCATTAATTACTGTTTGGGATCCAGATTTGCCTTTATTTTCATGAGCTTCTTTTTCTTCAGAATAGAAACTTTGAAGGCGTTTGAAAGTAAATTTACGAAGCCAAATTGGCATATTGTAAACAGTATGCCAATCATATCCTCCTTTACCGTGAAATACTATTTCGTGGATTTGTGTAAATATAGCTGCCCTAGTTTGGGGTGCTAAATCATAGGTCAGGCCAAAAAAAGTTAACCCCAATTGGGATACTGATTCGACTGCTGCTCTCGTCGGGAAAAAAAGTTAGATCAACATCTGGTTGAATCTCGCGAATATATTCTCTTAATGCTCTTGAATCTTGGGCGAGCAATGCCGTGTCGACAAATTCTCGGACATCTTTTTTATCCCTCATTCCTTCTACTGATGTGATCATAAATTTCAATCGAGTTGAAAGTTCGGGTGAAGCATCTTTATTTATTTTCTTTAAACCTTCTAACTCACGATTAATATCTTGTTCGTCTTTGTGGGTTAAAAGTTTAAATGTAATAGTATTTTTTGATCTAGGAAGAGTAAAGGAAAATTCATTTACATTATTGGTAAATAATTCTTCTTTAAGTGGTTTATTTTCAATTAAAGATAAATCCACTGTTTGAGATTCACCGTTATATTCGAATGAGTAATCTGCACCATATCCTAAAATACGGGCTGCAATCATAATTGCATTTTTGTCTCCAATTAATAAATCATCGTAATTGATTTTGGATACTATTACAGATTTTAATAGTTTATCTAAAACTGTACCGTTTCTAATATATGATTGGTTAGTTAGGATATCTTCTTCCTTAGCGGTCATATATTTAATTTCAACTACACCTTTTGCTAATTCAGAGTCTTCGGGGTAAAGTAAACCTTTAGATGGTAATTCAACGGTCTCCGTTGGCATTTTAAACTTTGATTCTTCCATAATTTTTATTTATTATAACTTATTTGTCTTATATACATATATTAAAGAGTAGTAATATTATCAGGATTTACATTAAATGACAATACTCCTTCTACCTTCAATATTTCTTTGCGTATTTCTTCCATTTTTGATCTGTCAAATCCACCTTTTACAATCCAAGGATGACCATCAACTTTAATGGTTACTATAGTTTGAAATTTCTCAGTATTTTGTTCACTATATTCCATAGGTTCTTTTGCAGATGCAATTGTAATACCTGGGAGTGAACGAATATCTGAAAATATTTCTTTTTGTGGTCGTTTTTTAATGTTAGTGATGATCATACCAATCATTTTAAATTTGTCTTGGTATTCTTCATTAAGCTTTCTGCTTAATTCTTCTTTTACTAACGTACGTAGACTTTCTAATTTCATACTATTATAAATATTGTACTATCTAATAAGATTAACACTTCCTGCAAATTCATATGCACCATCATCTTTTTTACTACCAAAATGAATTTGATAGTTGTATAATCCTGGAGTTACTGGGAAGTTAGAGTATGTTCCATCCCAATAATCGGTGTGGTCATAACTTTCATATATTATTTCTCCCCATCTATTGTAGATTTCTACATGGAAATCAAATGGATCAAACCCACTTGTAAACGTCCATTTAAAAGTGTTATTATTTTCATCTCCATCAGGAGTGAATGAATTTGGAATATAAAATAACAGTTCAGGACATTGTACTATAGTAACTAGATTGAATTGTGGAGGAGAAGCACATCCATTTGAATAATGTACTGCCAAAATATCAAACATTCCGGGCGCATTCCAAGCGATGTTTAGTGTTTCTGTTTGGACGGTATTATTTAATATAGTCCATTCATTATAACCGGGTAAAGAAGCAACTACCGAATATATGCTTGGTATAGAATCACCATCACATAGTTCAAAGAATTCATTATACGGTGTAATTGGGGTAATAGTTGGCTGTTCGTAAACAGTAATAGTAATTGTAGTATCGAATGAACATCCACTTTGTAAATAGGTATAAGTTATAAAATTATCTAGTGTATCAGCAAATGCAGGATAAAAATCATTACCCATCATTCCTGTTCCACTAAATACACCTCCAATTGGAGTAGCATTCAATGTTGAAAATTCATCATTTGAACAAAACGGACCTGCAGGATCAATTACAGGTAAGATATTAAATACAGTAACATCGAATGAAGCAGGAATACTTGTACATCCATTTGGGCTATAAGCTGTAACATTTACTACTCCAGGGATAAATCCTGCTGGTATAGAGGTATAATCTACTGTTATAGAAGTTGTGCCTTGACCCGAAACAATATTACCGATACTGCTCCATGTATATGTGAATCCTGCTCCCAAATCGGGCACATCATACACTTCATTGGTTGTGTTAAAACACACTGTATCCGACGCTATTATAGGGCCTACTACAATAGGAGCAGGGTTTGTTAGCGTAGCAGTTCCCGAAACCGTACAACCAGCAGCATCAACAATTGTAAAACTATATGCACCAGCACATAAATTAATTGGGGTAAATCCTGTTTGAGGACCATTCCACGAAATCGTTTGAACGCCTGTTCCACCACTTGAAATTACACTAATAGCCCCATCACAACTTCCAATACAATTGGGATTAAATGGAATTATAGTAGGTGGAGGTAAATTTGGAGGACCAGGTGCTACTAGTACTGTATCAGGTCCTAAACTTGTTCCGGCATTACATGAAGACCATCCTGCATTACATGTTGGATATTCTAAATGGCAAGTATATAGTGTTGGTCCTGTTGGGGTAACAGTAAGTGTGGGTCCTGTTCCAATAGCTACAGGATTTCCTACTTGATACCAGGTTAAAGTTGGAGTGACTACAGGTCCACTTGGGGTCCATCTCCAAGCATCGTTAGTAGCTGTCCAAGCTGTGGAATTTCTACCAGGTACAGTTACTGCGACAGTTCCTGCTGCATTATGTATTCCTTCAGTAGCTGTTCCACCTTGCCATTGCAAACAAGCAGGTTTTGACTGAATATAATTGCTGATATAGTTGGTGGATTCTTCAATTACAATATGGAATGTGCCTTGATTTGTAGTGCAACTAAACATAGGCATGTTTATCCAACTTACAATTAGTTTTCTACATGGGGCTACACCTACTGTTTGATATTTGATTTGTCCTCCAATTCCAGGATGCCAATCCTGCCAAGGTCCCATAATACAATTTTTGGGTGTTAATACACCTGCTGTTGGTAATGGGGTAGAGGTAAATGTTGTGGGTTGTCCTCCGGAAAATGAAATCCATCCATTTGAACCAATATAGAATTGAGAATATGTTTGTCCATAGAAACAAAAATTAAATCCAATAGCAAATGGTCCTTGTTGAGAGTCATCCGTCATAAAAATAGATGTTCCTGTATTGGTTTGGGCTACATATGGTATGGAAGCAACGGTGTAATTTATGGTTTGATTGGGGTTATTGCCCGTCCCACATTGGCTTAAATTTGCGGTTAAAGTAGTTGATCCTACACCACAAGGTAATAGTTGATCGGGTCCTAAAGCAGGACAATATTGACCATATCCTACAAAAGTCAATAAAAGGAATATTAATAGATTTTTCATAAATCCAATATATTGAAAGAAAGTAAAAGCTCCAAATTTCTTTGGAGCTCTTATGTATTTGTTGTTTAATTTATCTTAGTAGTTCAAGATACAGTAATCTGGTTGAACTGTTACTTGGATATTTACTGCTTCACCATCGCTGTCCCAGTTATATTCTCCAAAGTTAACATCTGTAATTACAGATCCTTTGATAATCCATTCTGAAACTATATCACCTACAGGTCCAATTACGTTGAATGTCAAATCTTTTTTATAAAAATCTGAATATCCATCTCTACCTGTTACTGATTCGTGTCCTAAACGTACCCATTCCATTACTGCTTGTGCACCTGATGGAGTGATTGACTCATACATTGTAAATTGAATAGTTCCCCAAGTAGTTTTTCCTTTTACATAACGTTGAACGTTAATGTGGTTAAGAGGAACTACGTTTTGAGTTAATTGAACTGCTCCAACTCCTTTTATCAAATATGATGGAACTCCATCCATATAAAGGATAAAACGGTTTGTTTGTTTAGGTTCAAACGCGGTAAAAAATATTTCGTTTGGATTTAAAATTGCCATTTTTTGTTATTTTAGTTTCTTTTATTATAAATATTTAACTATCTGCCTTTTTACCCTGGGAATTCAGTTCCTGTTGGAGTTAAGATAAAATCTAAAGATATAAATTCAGCTGTGCGCGTTGGTTGGATATAAATTTGTCCTACTAATTGATTTTGATCAATTACTGCTGGTCCATTATTTGTTGCATCCATTACTACTTTATAAGCGTATAATCCTTGTTTTTGTTGGATTCCTTCTAAGAATGGAGTAACACGTGCTACAAATGAATTTCTTGTTGCAATAGTGTTTTGTTCAAATACTACTGTATCTGCAATTTGGCGGATATATGATTTTAATTCAATCATCAAACGACGTACATTTACACGATCTAAAGCAGATTGAGCTTTTTGTAATGTTTTTTGTCCGTATACTACAACACCTTGTTTAGGTAATGTAGCAATTGGGTTAATATTACTTGAATATAATGTATCTTTGTTTCCTTGAGTTAATTTCAATTGAGCTTGTAATACTGTAGATAATCCACCTCTATTGATACCTGCAGGTGCAAACCATGGAGCCGCTACTTTATCGTTGAAAGCATATACACCTGGGATTACGGTAGAAGCTGGTACATATACTTGTTTTCCTGTTGCTGGATCTATAATGCGAACCCAAGGCCAATATGTTGCAGCATATGAAGTATCTCTTGTTTGTGCTTGAGTTACTGCACTAGCAACTGTTCCGCTATATAATGTTAAATCTGCTACAAACAAATTATCTCCACGTTGTTGAGTGTTTGTGATAATATTTGTGATTTGTGTTGTATGAGTGTCATTTGTTAATCCAGGAGCAAACAATACATTGAATTGATATGCTTCTGCATTAGAAAGCAATGCAATCATACTATCGTAATTACCACCTACTAAACCTTGCGTAGTAGCACCAATATTATCATACATTGTAGCTCCTGTAGATCCTGAAATGTTTCCTGTAGCGCCTGTAAATGATCCACTTCCATTAATGGGAATAAATGCTGTATATGCGCTTACTGGGTTTCCATTAGCATCAAAATAATTTGGGGTATTATTATTGACAGCTTTAACACGTACATATCTTGACATATTTGGATAACTTCCAGACAATTCCATCTGTACTGTGGATGAATTGTAATTTAATGTTTGATCACCAATTACAGCGGCAATATATCTATTTGAGTTTGGATCTAAGTTAACGTTGTTAAATGCTTCTAAAACAACTTTATTGTTTGTAATATCATTACCACGTCTAATTACTACATTAAATGTACCTGACCCAGTATTTGAATTGGTAATTTCAAATCTAATATTATCTGCGGATCCTGAAAGTAATAGAGCTCCAGAAGCATCTAATGAACTTGAACTGTTCATGATAATACCTTCAGAAATTGTCTCTAAAGTAAATGCACTACCACTTGCAACTGCTCCTGCTGTACTACCTGAAACGAAGGTTGATGTTGCTGGTGTATATGATCCTGTTACTACACGTGCTACTAATAATGAAGTTCCACCGTAGTTGAAATAATTGTAAGCTGCAATTGAAGTAAGGTATGAATAAGCGTTACCACCACTAATAAAACTATCTCCAAATAACGTTACGAAATCAGAGTAAGTAGTTACTAATGTTGGTACCTCAACAGGTCCTTTAACCGTTGGACCTATAATAGCAGCACCTGCTTGAACAGGTTGTCCTGTTAAGTACGTGTTGTCTATCTCACTAATTGCTACCCCAGGGGATACTGTAAAATTTGCCATTTTATATTTTTATTATAAATATGAATATTCTCTTTAAAATATATTACTAAGCAGGAAACGTTGCACCAGTAGGTAATATATTAAAGTCTAATAGAATGAATTCAGCTGTTCTAGTTGGTTGTAAATAAATTTGACCTACTAACTGATTATTATCTACTACCGATGGTGGATTGTTTGTTTCATCCATTACTACTCTAAATGCTGTTAAACCTTGTTGTTGTTGAACAGAAGCTAAATATGGATTAATAATCGATAAGAAATTATTTCTAGTAACAGTGTCGTTTTGTTCAAATACAAATGTATCTGCTACTTGAGAAATATATGATTTCAATTCGATCAACAAACGTCTTACGTTGATACGATCTAATGAACTTTTTTTCTTTTGTAATGTTTTTTGTCCAAATACTACTACACCTACATTAGGATAAGTAGCAATTGGGTTAATGTTTGCTTGGTATAACGTATCTCTATTTCCTTGTGTCAATACACGTTCTGCTTGTACAGCTGTAGGTAAAATACCTCTATTTATACCTGCAGGTGCAAACCATGGAGCAGCAACGTTATCGTTAAATGCATATACTCCAGGAATTAAAGTTGAAGCAGGTACCCAAACTTGGTTTGCAGTACTTGGATCAATTGTTTTTACCCAAGGCCAATATGTTGCAGCATATGAAGTATCATATCCTACTGTGTTTGATAACACTGAAGTAATTTGGGAATTGTATTTTGATGAATCAAATACCACCATCATATCTCCTCTATTTTGAGCTACAGTATTCATTGAAGTAATAGCAGTTGCTGCTATACCACCCATATCTGACATCAACCCAGGTGCAATTAATACGTTGTATTTGAATGCATCTTTATTTGCTAATAGAGAAATTGATTGTGTGTAGTTACTAGCATTTAATCCTTGGATGTTATCTGCTGAAGTAATTTGTTCATAGTATTTATTATTACCCCCTATCACATTTTTTCCTGTTGCTGAACCAAATGAACCACTATTATTTAATGGGATGGAACCAGTAAATTCATTTTTAGGATTACCTACGTTATCGAAATAATTTGGTGTAGTTTGGTTTACTGTTTTAACTCGTACATAAGATGAATTGTTTGGATAACTTCCAGACAATTGAATATAAAATTCACCACTATCACTTGCTACATTTTCAACTTGATTACCAATTACTTTTTCAATGTAATCGTTTGAATATGGATCTAAAGATAATGGACCCCATGTTTCTAAAATGGATGGGGAAACATTTGTATCATTACCTTGACGAACTAATAAATAGAACGTACCGGATGCTGTATTAGCTGAGGTGATTTGCCATCTGAAATTATCTGCTGATCCGCTTAATAAAGTACCAACATTTCCTGTTGGTCCTGTACTGTTCATGATTTCTCCTTTAGAGATTGTCTCTAATACAAATACATCTGCATTGTAAGGAGAACCAGCAGCATGTGCAGAAGCAGATATAAATGAAGATGATGCGGCTGTAAATGAACCTGTTACTACACGAGTTACAAGTAATGACGCTCCCCCATTGTTGAAGTAATTATATGCTGCTATTGAGGTAAAATAAGTGAATGTGTTACTTCCGCTAAGAAAAGTAGCACCAAATTTATTTAAATAATCACTGTATGTTGTTACTATAGTAGGAATACCTACTTTACCTTTAACTGCAGGGCCAATGATAGCAGCTCCTGCTTGTACAGGTTGCTGAGTTACAAATGATTGATCGTTTTCTATAGCTAATACACCAGGTGATACAATTGTTTCTGCCATTGTAATTGTTTATTTTATTATAAATATGGTGTATTCTGATTTAGATTACTCTACTGGTGTAATTTCACCAGTTTCCGGGTCAACATTAGCTTTACCATATTTTTCGGATATAGACTTAGTAAGTTCTTGTTCGTTAATTCTTAACTCACTTAAAAATTTTTTAGCGGCATCATGGCGATTTTCTAATTGTAATTTAATTAGTTCAATTTCACCTAATTCTGCAATTAACATTCGTGTATTCGCTTGAATTTTTTTTAAAGAGGTTAATTCTTCCTCGGTTAAAAACTGTTTTTCTGTAACTGTTGACATAATTTTATTTTTATTTTTAATTTATACTAATGAACCTGATCTCCACGCACCCGCCATCCATACATAAAATATATGATTTCCTGTTACGGTTGCAAATATCATTTCACCATCGGTACCTGTCCAAGCGGGTTGTGATGATTGGGTAGTTGGTAATACGATTGAACCGGACATTCTAACTTTGAATGCATCTTTGCGAGAAACTGCAGTTAAGCCTATTCCTACTATAAGTGTGGAAGTTGAATCTCCTTGTGTATTGTGAGTACCTAATACTGCTTGATACGAACCTGATGCTATAGTACCACCTCCTTGAGTAAATGAACTATATCCTAAAGCATTTGTAGTATCACCAATAGCAAAACTATATTGTCCTGATGCTGATGTGGAATATCCAGCAGCAAATGAAGAAATTCCTGCAGCATAAGAAAGATATCCTATGGATGTTGAATATTGACCATTTGCAACTGATTGAAGACCTAAAGCAAACGATCCTATACTTAATGATTTATTTTGAACACCTGCAGCAAAAGAAAATTGACCTGATGCTGTAGTTTGAGATCCTTGAGCATGAGATCCATTACCTGAAGCAAGGGAACTTGATCCTTCAGCATGAGAACCTATCCCTACTGCTCGTGTTGAAATTCCTTCAGCATGTGAGTATTGGCCTGAGGATGTGGTTTGGGATCCTTCAGCATGACTATAATCACCTGAAGCTGATGTAAAGTATCCTTCAGAGTGGGCACTTTGCCCTGGGGCTATAGTAAATGAACCTTCGGCGTGTGAGTAGTTTCCTGGGGAGGAAGTTTGGTAACCTTCAGTATGTGAATAGTCTCCTATAGATGTTGTGCTGGTGCCTTCAGCATGTGAGTATTGTCCTTTTGCTATGGAAGAATAACCTTCAACATGTGAATAAGAGCCTGATGAAAGAGTTAAATAGCCTTCTGCATGAGAATAAGCCCCTGATGATGTATTGAATTGTCCTTCAGCATGTGAGTTTAATCCAGATGCATTATTGCTAACTCCATTAGAAATGGAACCTGTTACAGTAAATGAACCAGTAAGACTAATGTCGTATGCAACGGCACTAGTAAAAGCATCAATCGATTGAGTTACGTGATATGCTTCAATAGTATTACCTGTTGTTATACCTATTTTAGTTAATGTAAGTGCCATTTAATATATTTTATTATAAATATTATATAGTTTTGATTATTTCAGGCATATCAAACATTTCTTCTAAGCTAAAATATGGACATTCATGAGTTATGCCTTCAAATGAATAATCAAACAAGTAAGAGTCTACAAGTTTTACTATATCTGTGGGTGGATTTGCTTCAATATTTTTATGAATTGAATATCCAAAGTTTTTAGCGGATGTACCAATCCAAAATACTGTTGACTTAAGATTCATAGCAGCGGCCGCATGTTGCAAACTTGAATCAATTAAAACACGTTTATCACTAACTGCTAGTAATGAAAATAATTCCATTGCCTGAAGATGAGAATCAATTACTTCAGCTCCCTCAATTTTTAATGAGGATGGTTTACATATTTGAATAATATGATGTGTTTCTCTATATTTGTTAACAATTTGGTTTGACATGTTAAATGGAATATCTCGTGTCCAGGAGTATTCTAAAGCACTATTTAAAGGACCTCCATTTGTTTGGATTACCAAAATTGGTTTTTCTCTTTGCCATTGGATAGAATTTCGTTGTTGAACAAAATTAAAATTCAAGATAGGTGTTTGAAATGTATATTCAATACCTGTAAGTTTGCACCAATTTGCAATTAAGTGTTTATTTTTTAAAATATGTTGTGTCTCAAAATATGGTTCATGTTTGAAAATAAGCGTATCTTTATTTTTGATATAATCATCATAAAAATATTGCGTAGAACCCATTTTATAAACGCGGTAAGCCGCGGGATGATTTAAGAACACCTCGGGGTATGAAGCAACAACAACTATTTTTCTATCGCTATATGTTTCTTGGATAGTACTTAATAAAGCAGTAGCAGCAACGTTTTTACCTAAACCACCTTCGATATGCCAAACTATATATTTTTCTTCCATGTTATTTTTTGTTTCCTATTCTAAGATATTTGTACCATACTCGTTCGTGGAAAAAGTAGATAACGGGTTTTATAAGTAATTCACCTACTCCAAGTAGGGATGATAATTGAATTGAAGCGCCTAATGAATAGGCAACAAGGACTGTTGTTAACGTGCCTAAAATGCGGTATGAAAATGTTTTTAAGATATGTCGTGTCATTACCGAATCTTCTTTTACTGTAACAACATATGCTGTATTATTTTGGATAGTAACATATCCTTCACAACTAATATGCCACTTATAATCTTGAAGATCTTCCATCCAATCCATTGTAGTACAAGTATGACCATCAATGATGATATTAGATACTAGATATTCTTTACCATCTTCAATAAGACGCCAACGTTCATGTTCTGCTTGGCTATTAACGTTGAATCGAATTTGAAATTTTTTTATTTTTGTTTTCATAACTTACCTTCTTTACGCATTTGTTCTCTAACTTTAGTTGCTGAGATTTCTGCTATCTGAGTGGGAGGTATATGTTCAATAATATCATAACCAACTCCTCTACCAAACTCAACCGAACATATGTCAGGGATGATACTAACTTTAACTCGACCTTGTCCACAAAGTTCTTTATATTCATTTCCAATATTTTCAAGTACTTCTTGAGCATCAAATGGGTTTGATTCTGTTGTTTCAACATCTCTAATTGCAATCCAAACATTTTTTCCTTCATCTAAAGCTTGTTGAAATAATGCTTTATGTCCTGGGTGTAAGGGTTGCCAACGACCAATAAACATTGCATATTGATTTGATTTAGATTCCAGTGATGATTGTACGTGTACTTTTTTGCTCCAATTTTGCATAACTTTTTATTTTATTTAAACATTCTTCAACCGAAATATTTGTAGTATCTACATCAAGATAATTTTCTGTTGGTTGTTGGTAATTTTCAACGTGGAAGTTTTCTCTACCTCTTATTTCGGTAGTATGAACATAAAACTCTTTTATAGATTTTCCAAGTTTATTTTTAAATTCCTCACGTTGATCTTGATAAGGAGAAACTAGCGACACAACTACATTACATTCTTTGTTGTGTAAAAAATGAGCTAATTGTTGAGCCAATTCAATATTTTTGCGGCGGCCTGCCTCGCTATAGTCTTTATTATCGAATATAGCACGCAGGTCATCTCCGTCAATATGAAATGTATTATCTAATTCTTGCTTTAAAGCAGATGCTAAAACCGTTTTACCATGTCCAGGTTGCCCTGTAAACCAATATATCATAACTTTTTTAGTTGGTTTTACGCTGTGTATGTGTTTCCAGCAGCAATACATGCATTGATATCAGTTACTTGTTGTGCTGTACATCCTGCTTCAAACCAATCTTTACCGATCATAAGTTCAAGATGTTGAACATTACGTTTTACAGTGTCTTTACGGTTATCAGTTACTTCTTGAGTAATTTCAGTGTTGATCAGATTAACTGAATCAAATGCTGCATTAATGTGGTGTTGGATTTGTTCTGGGGTATATGTTTCTTCCATTTTGTTTATAAATATTAAATATAATTAAAAGCTCTAAAATACCAATCATAATGTTGGCGTAAACGATCACATTGATCTTTTCCTAAAATTTCAATAAAATTACCATATACTGGTTTTACTTGAGGTTGGATTTTATGATCACCAAATATTCCATGAATAACATCATTCTCATGAGTTAATTGTTCAACATTGTTAAAATCATGTTTAAAATACGGTAATTCTAAATATTTGTATACTTTTTTTATTTCGGTTTCAGGGTCTACTGTCAAATCTTCAAAACGAATAAATAAAATATCTTTATCTATTCCTTGATGGATTGCTTCAGATAACCATTCCATTGAAGGTCCAATTGGTGGGGCAACTGAGAAATGATCTACACGTGCTGCTGTAGTCATATTTTTCAATTCAACACCATTAATAATCATTGGGTCTTTATCGGGGTGTTTACGGAAATTTTTCTCCATTGAAGCAAAAATAGCACGTAAATCTCGTACCATGACTACCATTTTAGGTTTTTCATCCGTAAAAAATTCAATAAAATTAAAGTGACCTAACCATCCTCTACTTTTTTCCATTATATAAGGGCGATCAGTAATCCCATCAAAAAAACCATGTAATCCAGTTTTGCAGAAATTTTTAAATCCTGCTTTCATTTCATCTTGATCTTGTGCTTTAAAAGCATCACCCGCAGAATATACTGTTCTTGCATTTAATAAAAATTCAATCACACCCGAAGTTGGAGTTGAATAAATATCCGGGTTTTGCATTAAAATATTTTGCAATAATGTTGAACCTGCTCGAGGCATCGATGCGTTATAAAAAACTTTTTGTACCATAAAATTTTATTTGTTTACTATAATGTAATAAAAATATTTCAAATATCCAAGTTATCTTATACAAGTAATATTTTTCTTGAAACTCCATTAATAACTACAGACCATGTTCTAGTTGATGTACATGTTTCAGTTGTTACTGTGCCTAATGGAGTACCAGTACTTCCAACTACAAACTGACAGTTTCCTGTTGATACTGCATCTTTACCTAATATTACTGAAAAGCTTCCGGTAAATTGAGTATTGTATCCAAGACCAATGTTATGACTTCCTGTTGTAGCTGTGTTAAGACAAAATGCATTTCTACCTATAGCAATATTACAGCTTCCTGAAACGTTTAGTCTTAGGGAATTATAACCAAAAGAAATATTATCTGAACCACGAACATTACATCTTAAAGCACTATTACCTAAAGCTATATTAGAATTATATGTTGTATTACAGTTTAATGCACCCACGCCTAGAGCTATGTTATTACAACTAGTTGTGTTACATATTAAAGCATTTGTACCTATTGCTATATTACATCTACCGGTTTGGTTAGAAAATAAAGCATTTTGGCCTATTGCAGTGTTATTATCACCAGATGTATTTCCACGCAATGTGCATGCACCAATACCTATATTAAAATCTGATACGTTAGTATATAGGGAATCTCTACCAAAAGCTATATTACAGCTACCTGTTGTATTTCTATTTAAAGCTCTATAACCAATTGCGGTATTATGGCTTCCACTATTGTTACAAAATAAAGTACATTGACCTAAAGCAACATTATCAGTTCCTATTGCATTATTAGTAAGAGATACTCGACCTAAAGCAACATTATCAGTTCCTGTTGTAGTTAAAGCAAGAGAACCACTTCCTAAAGCAATATTATGACAAGCCCCAGCAGGAGTACGTAAAGCATTAGGGCCAATAGCTATATTAAATGATCCTGATCTGTTGTTACATAAAGCACGATAACCAATTGCTGTATTCTGTTGTCCGGTTGTATTATTGCGTAAAGCAGTTCCACCAATTGCTGTATTGCCATTTCCCGTTGTATTGTACATTAAAGCTTGAAAAGACATTGCTATATTATAACAACTGGTTGTATTACAACTTAAAGCACTTGGACCTATTGCTACATTGCGGAATCCTGTTGTGTTGCAACGTAAAGAATCTAGACCTAATGCTATATTATTGCTAGATGAATTATTCGTTAAAGCATTTTGACCTATTGCAACATTATTTCCTCCGGTTGAGTTTGCAAATAATGCTCTTTGACCTAAAGCAATATTATAAGTTCCTGTTGTGTTAGAAAATGATGCTCTTTGACCTAAAGCAATATTATGACTTCCCGTTCCATTAAGTCTTAAAGTATTCTCACCTAAACCTATATTATTGTGACCAAAAGTAGCACAATATAAAGAACCAGAACCAATAGCAATATTATGGGAACCTGATCTAATACTATGTAAAGCCGAAGCACCTATTGATATGTTATTGGATCCTGAAAATGCGTTAAATTGGGAGCGGTAACCAATAGCAATATTACAAGAACCTGAAATATTTTGGCTTAATGCTGAGGTGCCTAGGGCTGTGTTGTTTGAACCTACACTTAAAAATGCACTAAAGCTACCTCTTAATGCACCAGAACCTACAGCTACATTTCCTACTCCTGTAGAGTTCTTAAACAAAGCAGCATTTCCAACTGCAACATTACTAGATCCAGATGTGTTATAACGTAAAGAATCGGATCCAAGTGCAGTGTTATTACTTCCGACTGTAGTAAATTGTAAAGATCGAACACCCATTGCTATGTTATAGGTACCAGTAGCAGAACTATCAAAAGCAGTAGTTGAACCAATTGAAACGTTTGTTGAAACGTTACCATTACCCGTACTAATAAATAAATCATTAATTGAACCTGTTACTCCTAATGAACCTGTAATTTGAGCAGATCCCGTAAATGGGAATGCTGGGCCTCCTCCTCCACCTCCAGGTGCCCAAGAAGCAGAAACTGCAAATGAAGCTGTTCCTTGAAATCCTATACCTGATCCAGTAGTTGCAACGAAATTATTTGCCTGTACACATCCACCGGGGAAACAGGTTATCTCTGTTAAAGAGCGTCCAATTGTAGTTGTATTAGAGCCATTTCCTTTAGCACCCCATCCAATAACAATTGTATTACGATCACCACTAGATTTAACACGAGCATCATATCCGATAATAACTGAATTATATAGGCCTGATATTGGGGTGTTATTACAATCTAAAATAGCGGAATTATTTCCTATAGCAACACTTCCAGTTCCTGCAGTAATTGAACTAAGGGAGTTACATCCAATTGCTACGTTTTTGCTTCCGGTTTGGTTTGCAAATAAAGCTTTATGTCCAAGTGCACTATTAGAAGTACCTGCTCTATTATATTTTAAAGCTTCAAATCCAACTGCTGTATTATGATATCCAGTACTGTAGCCAGAGTAGCCAAATAATGCACATGCTCCAATTGCTGTATTAGAATAACCAGTAGCAGTTGTATTAAAATAATACATTGCACCGGTACCAATTGCTACATTATTATAACTTATAGTACTATATTTTAAAGCAAGATTTCCTATTGCTGTATTATTGGCACCTGTTGTATTATAGAATAAAGCTTGTGTTCCAATTGCTGTATTATTATTACCACTGGTGGTTGATTTTAAAGCTTCTATTCCAACTGCTATGTTTTGAATACCTGTACTATATCCTGGTTGGCCTCGTAAAGCACGGAATCCAATTGCTATATTGGTTGCATATGTTGAAGTTGTATTAAAAGCATTTAAAGCATCTGTTCCGATTGCAATATTATAACTTGAAGTAACACTGGATTTTAAAGCACCTGGTCCAAAAGCAATATTGTTATTACCATATCCATTTCCTTCTAATGTACGTTTACCAATTGCAATATTATATTGACCGGTTGTATTATATGTTAAAATATTGTTACCAATTGCTGTATTATCGGTTCCTGTTGTATTAAGACGTAAAGCTTCATTACCTATTGCTGTGTTATTAATACCTGAAGTATTTCTATATAAAGTAAGACGTCCAATTGCTATATTGGATTCACCTGAAGTATTATAATAAAGTGAGCGGTATCCTTGGGCAATGTTATTATTTCCAGAAACGTTATTTCTTAAAGAAGCACCTCCTAATGCAATGTTATAGCTTCCATAATCATTGTTTTTTAAAGATTCACGACCAATTGCAATATTATCTTGACCTGTTGTATTAGCATTTAAAGCATTAATACCTATTGCTGTATTAGAAATACCTGTTGTATTAGAAAATAATGAACCAGATCCAATTGCAGTATTATGTGTTCCAGTATTTGATCCACTAAATGCAGTAGTTGAACCAATTGAAACGTTTGTTGAAACGTTACCATTACCCGTACTAATAAGTAAATTATTGATTGAACCGGTAACACCTAATGATCCTGTTATTTGAGCTGAACCTGTAAAGGGGAATGCTGGGCCTCCTCCTCCACCTCCAGGTGCCCAAGAAGCAGATATTGCAAATGAAGCAGTTACCGCTCTTGAAGAAGATACAGCAAACGAAGCAGATGTAGCAAAGGAACTAGATACTGCGTTCAAGACATATGAAGCTGTTTGAGCAGTTTGAGAAAATGAAGCACTTGTAGCAAATGAACTAGAAACAGCATTTAAAACGTAAGAAGCCGTTGTTGCATATGATGCACTTGTAACAGTTCCCGTCCAATAAGATGCTGTTGTTGCAAATGATGCAGTTCCTAAAAGTGATCCAGTTATACCTGCGGATACATTAAATGATCCGGTTACGTTTGATGATCCTTCTGAGAAGAAACCATTCTTTATTTTAAATTCGTTTGCCATATCTTTTCCCTGTCCAAGAGTATGTTAATAGTATGTTTGTTATAAATATGGTTAAATGTTAAAACGTGTTCTTGTTGCGTTAAAGTTTTGAAGTACTTCAATTGCTGAAAGAGCACGATTATAAAAGTAAAAAGATCCTAATCTAATATTTGCATTATTTGCAGCACCACCATATCTAGAGGCTATTACCCCAGAAATTCCAGGATTTTGAAAATCTGTTCCTAAAACTGCATTAGAAGACCAAATTTGAGATCCATTTACATACATTCCATAATTATTTCCTGGGATGTCTACTATAAATGTAACATGATACCAGGTGTTTAGTTGAAAACCATAAGATTGTTGAACACCGTTAAATTCAGCAGCAGGGTAATTGTTTCCTCTAACAAAAAAATATGCACCTTGAGAGCCTCCGTATGATATACCTAAATTTAAACGTGCACTTTCTCTAGTAAACACTACAGCATTTGTAAAACTTACAGCATTTACATAACTACATATTGTAAATGTAGGTGTTAACATTGAAGTTTGATTACTAATACTTCCATAGTCATTTGTACCATCAAAAGTAATGAATCCTCCTTTATCCGATGAATAAATAGGACCGTTTACAAGGGTTGTATTATTTCCAACTCCACTTAAATCAGTCCAAGCAGTTCCATCATATGGAGGAGCATATGATCTTGGATTAGATGCATCTAAACGAAGTACTAGTCCATTAGTTACAATATTGCCTTGCCCACCTGTTACCGTTCCCATTATTCTTATATCGTTGGGTCAGGATAATTCCATTCTGGTGTAGCTAAAATAGCTAAAATTTCATCATATGTGTATGGTCCTTCTTTAGTATCTAAATATGCAACACATTGTGGTATTTCACCATCCCATTTTACAAATGTTTTTGTACCATCTACACTTTTACGTACTGTGTCTTCTGAAGTTTCTAGTACTTGTGTAAAGTTAATTTCTGGTAATTCAGATACATTGAATATCATGAATTCTCTGTTGTCGTATTCTTGTGTTTCCATATTTTATATTCCGAATCGGGTTTTTGTTGAGTTATAGTTTTGAAGCATTTCTTGAGCTGAAAGTCCTCTATTATATACTTTGGTAGAGGCTATATTTCCTTTCATTGGGCTATCTAAATTAATTCTATTTCCGATATATAAATTAGTTTGAGAACTTAGCCCGCTACCAAAATTTATGGTTCTTGAAGTACCATTAATATAACATAAATGATTAGTCCCATCAAATGAATAAATAAAATTATTCCAATTTGAATTATATGTCCAACCTAGGTAAGAATTTGTTGCCCCAGACTGATTTACATACCATGTATTGCCGCTTTCAATATATACCATTATAGTCCCACATGAAAGTGTAAATGCATTTAAGTTACTTTGGTTAAATTTAATCCAAAGATCATATGTTTTAGCAGATGTTAATGAAGATAAAGGATTACTTGACCAAACTGCATAATCATCTACTCCATCAAAAACTATAGAACCTCCATTTGCAGAATTAAACGTTGGTCCATTTGTTAAAGTTCCATTAGTAAGATTAGCTATATCAGTCCATGAGGTACTACCACTTACATATGACTTAGTATTTGCTGCATCTAAATACAACACTAAACCATTAGTTACTATATCTGGTGCTACTGTTCCTGCCATTATATAAGTCCAAATCGGGTTTTAGTTGCGTTATAGTTTTGGAGAACTTCGGTTGCGCTTAGGGCACGGTTGTATAATAACATACTACTTATATTACCAGAATAATACAATGTATCATCAAAACTAGCAATTGCACATCTTTTTGATGCTGTACTAATGACTCCTATTGTATTAGTTTTTCCAGTACCGGAAACTAAACTTATACCATCTAAATAAATAACCATAGTACCTGTTGTCGCGTTTTTAGTAAAGATCCAATTATGCCATCCAGTTTTTTGTGCTATAGTTAATGTACTACTATTTATTCTATCATATGTACCACCACTTGCCCCACAATCCCAATACACAATACTATCACTCCAAGTTAAATGTATATTTATTTGTCTTTGACCTGCAGAATTATATGCTGAAAATATTGATGATGCTTGGGTAATATTGAATTTAGTCCAAAATGATACTGTAGCTTGGCTACCGGTTGGGACAGCTGGTATTGGTATATTACAATAATCATTAGTGCCATCAAAAACAATATTTCCTCCACTTTCTGTATTAAAGGTAGGTCCATTTACTAATGTTCCATTATTACCACCTCGACTTAAATCAGTCCATGTAGTTCCAGTACTAGGATAAGATCTTGTATTAGCTGCATCTAGTGCAAGTATCAATCCATCGGTTACTATTTTTGGTGAATAATTAAATGCCATAACTTATATACCTCTTACTATTGATTTGATTGTCCAGGATCCAGTTGCTGACGATCCTGTTAAAGCTAGATTTGAACCTGATACTAGTACAGTAAACGAAACCGCTGTTGTGTTTCCAATATCTGTTGTTGTGGTTTCGGTAAAATTAACCGATGATCCTGCTTGAATAGCCATAATTGTGCCCGCTCGTGCATTTGAACCTGACTTAATTGAATATTCGAAGAAGGCTGTATCGTATGAAGCAGTTGGTAAACTATATACTGTAAAAGATCCGGAATTTGTTTGTACAACTTTTGCAGTTGTAATCAACATTGGATCTTGATAGTTACCAATCAATACAGTATTATCTGAGAATACCTCTAAAATAGGTAAACCTGAAATATCGTTTACTGAATATAATGAGCCTGAGAGGCTGTCTGTTATTGAGAATAGTTCACCTTGTGAACCTTGTACTGTAAGTACTGGTTGAGCTGAACCCGAACCATATATTGTTAAAGTGGGACCGTTAACTGTACCATTAGATGCTGAAAAATATGCTCTAGAGGCGGTTATGTTTTGTGAAATATTAACCGAACCTGTAATTATTACATTTTGGTTAAGGGGGTTAACATATGATGCTGTTAAAGCTGTAAAAGTATATGAAGATGTAGTTGCATACGAAGCTGAAGTTGCTGAAGTAGCACTTCCTGAGAGTGAACCTGTAAATCCTGCGGTTGCAGTGACTGAGGTAAGGGCAGCACTCGAGCCCGATGTAATGACTTTTTTCCAGTTTGGCATTTATATGTTTATTACGGTTGGTTACACCAAATATGCGGTGCCCACTTCTCTTACGAGCCTATAATACGGTAATAAATATATTATGATCTTTTTCTAGTTGCCTTAACTTCTTCGTTTTCAAGAATCTGTTGAAGACCAATTGTTTTAGCTTCTTCTTCAGCTTTAATCATTCGAACAATTTCATCTAGTTCTTGTTCTAGTTTAATTTGAATGGAAGCACAAAATTTAGCGTCTTTTCCTTGGATAGGAACAGTTTCTAGGGCTTGACGTAGAAAATTTAGTTCTGCGTGGGAAAAATCAATGGAAAATAAATTCATATATTATTATTTAGTCTGTTCTAGGTATTGGCTTTGTAGCTTAACGACTAAATTATATAAAGGTTCTATATCTTCTCCAAGGAAGTTTGTTCGTTTTACCATAGAAAGTAAAACTTCTATTTCTTGAATAGATAATTGGTTTGGAGCCAATTCTGGCTGTGTTGGTTTTGGTGTAATTCTATCTAGTAATCCCATAACATTAATTTAAAAAATAGGGGTGGACATTATACCCACCCCATTATATTAAGCGTAAATATAAATATCTCCTGTATCTGTTTTAACATGTATGTTACCAAATCCATTTGAAGCACCTCCATAAACTGGAGCGGCTGATGGAACTGATATACTTGTTTCTGTAGTTGTTACAAAGGCTGCAGCTGTGTATGAAGGAGAACCGGCGTTAAATGATGAGGTAAAGCCCCAACGGTTAACTGAGTTTTCATATCCAAATAATTCACCTACGTTTTGAATACCTTGTTGAACAACGATACCACCATCTCCAGCTGTGTTTGAACCTGAAGCAAATAATACGAATCTATCGGCTACTTCTAAGTTAGTTGTGTTTTGGAATGAAGCTGTACCTTGTACTGTTAAGTTACCTGTAACTACTTCATTTCCTGTTACTGTTAATGTAGTACCATCAAATGTTAAATTTCCTTCACCATTAATAGTACTACCACCAGTTGCTGTTAATACTCTATTATCTGTATTGTTAGTAACGTTGGCTGCAATACTTGCTACAGCACTCGCAAATGAAGCACTAGTAGCGGTTGAGGCATTTGTAGCATATGAAGCACTAGTAGCAGTTGCAGCAAATGTTGCATATGAAGCACTAGTAGCAGATGCAGCAGTAGTAGCAAATGAAGCACTTACTGCATTTAAAACATAGGATGCCGTTGTAGCAGATGCAGCAGTAGTAGCAAATGAAGCACTTACTGCGTTTAAAACATATGAAGCTGTTGTTGCTGTACCTAATAATGAACCAGTAAATGATGATGCAGAAATTGAGTTTTGGGTAACATTAACTGTAGGACCATTTGAATCAACTCTTAATGATTGGTTACCTGTTGACCCTGTAGTAAATACTAAGAAATGAATACCACCTGTTGTTGTGTCTGTTATAGAGGCAGAAATAGATGTTACAGCTGTTGTAGCATTAGAGGCATTAGCGGCTTGGGTTGCAAATGAAGCACTTGTAGCAGTTGCAGCATTAGTAGCAAATGAAGCACTTGTAGCAGTTGCAGCATTAGTAGCAAATGAAGCACTAGTAGCAGTTGCTGCAAATGTTGCGTATGATGCACTTACTGCATTTAAAACAAATGATGATGTTGCAGCTGTACCAGCGTTAGTAGCATAAGTAGCAAATGAAGCAGTACCTGTTAAGTTACCTAAAAATGATGCTGTAACTCCTGTTACTGAAATTTGTGCTGCTAGGGTTAAACTATCATTAGATTCAGTTACTAAATTAGTACCTGCTAAGTCATTTAATAAGTTACCATAGGTAACAAATTCTTGCCCTGTTGATTGACTAATGAAGAATTTATCTTGACTTACAAGGTTAGTTACTTGTGTGGTAGGGAATACTGCAGTTGCGGTAACTCCTGTTAATCCAGCACCATTACCAACGAATGATCCACTAAATGAACCGGACATATTTACTGTAGCACCAGTTGTTGCTACGATATTACCAGTACCGTTAATTGCTGTAGTAGATAAGTTACCTGTACCACCACCAATTACTACCTGTCCTAATGTTAAGTTGTCTACTTGTAATGCGGCCAGATTGGCTGTACTACCCGAGACTATTACTTTTTTCCAAGTTGCCATGTTTCTTTTTTATTTTATTTTATTATAAATATATGTGTTTTAATCTAAACCGATAAAGAATGATGAAGATGTAAAATAAATTCCACCATTGGGTGCAGTACCTGTAAGTTCTTGAGATTGCGTAGCAAATATTACTACTCCACTTTGAGATACTGTTAAAACAGGTATATTATTTTGAGTAATTAAAAATATAGTAGGGCCTATATTTACACTAGCTGAAATACTTCCTGTAGTAATTCTAAAAGGATCTCCACCTCCACCACCACTACCATTTAAAGCATAAGATGCAGTCAATGCAAAAGTTGCATAATTTGCAAATGACGAAGTTCCAAATAACGAGCCCGTTATATTGTATGAACCTGATGCTAATTGTGATGGTTTAATTATTGCCATTATCTACCTTGGGCTGTATAGGTTTTTGTATAGTTTTTACTATTTTTGTTTTTACTTGATTTTGATTTTGCGTGAACACCTGGATTTTTCTTTTTAGGTTTTTTAAAGAATGAAACTGTTGCTTGTAATTTTGCTTTTGCCATTTTATTATAAATATTAAACGTTAACTATATTATACAAATGATCCTGATCTCCAGGCACCACTCATCCACATATAAAGGAAATAGTTACCTGATACAGTTGCAGGAACAATTTCTCCATCTGTACCAGTCCATGATGGTGCAATTGATTGAGTAGTTGGTAAAACAATTGAACCGGACATTTTTACTTTAAAGGCATCTGAACGGGATGCATTAGAAGTACCATTCCCTACAATCATTAATGAAGTTGAATCTCCTTGAGTATTAAATCTACCTTCTACATGTTGATAAGATCCAGATGCTATAGTGAATTGACCTTCAGCATGTGAAGCTAATCCCAAAGCTATTGAACCTGATCCTTCAGCATGAGAATATAGACCTGATGCTGTAGTAAAGTATCCTTCAGTATGGGAATATTGTCCTCTAGATATGGTTAATCGACCTTCAGCATGTGAAAAACTAGCACTAGCTAATGTATTTGCACCTTCAGCATGAGAATATTCTCCAGCGGCTGTAATTGTTTTACCATGAGTAAATGATCCTATACCTGATGCTAATGAACTAGAACCAAATGCTACTGAATAATTCCCATTTGCTAGAGATTCAACACCAACGGCTAAATAATAAGCACCAGTACCTCCAGTGCTATTAGGATCTCCTACATTTAAACCACTAGTATATACATTCCATGAAAATGAAGAATCATATGTATTTCTTCCATCACTAAGATTTCTAAATTGAATTTCACCTCCATATAATCCAGCTCCTATAGTTTCATCAGATAAGGAAGAAGTAATAGCATATGAAGCACTAGTAACACTTCCTAATAATACAGATGCGGTAGCAGCATATGAAGCACTAGTAACACTTCCTAATAATACAGATGCGGTAGCAGCATATGAAGCACTAGTAACACTTCCTAATAAAGTTTGAGCAACGGTAGCATACGAAGCTGTTCCTTGCAATGAACCTGTAAATGAGCTTGAAATTGAAGTAGCAAATAATTGGCTTGTTGTTTGGGTAAAAAACAAGTTAGATGATTTAGTTGATACATCAAGATTACCAGCAGATATACCTACTAATGTTGGGTAAAGAATTCCAACTCCACCGGCTCCAGTAATAGTAAGTTTAGTAGCTACATCTGCAATAGAAGCAGTAGTTGCTGTTCCTTGTAATGAACCTGTAAATGAAGTTGCTGTTAAAGATCCAGTAATACCTTGAGAGCCACTATTAAATAGTAAACTATCAGTTACATTAATAAGATTATCTCTTATATCAGCCGCAGATATATCACCTGAAGTGTTATCGGCTAATTGAGTATTAATAGCTGCTTGTAATGTGGTTTTGTTTTGTTGTGACATGTTTTATTTATTTATTAGCTAAAAGCATTAGAAAAAGCACTTGAAAATGAATTTGATGATGGTGTTGGTGGAGTTGATGAAGAAAACTTACCAATAGCAATTACTTCATCATTTATATCAAAACCATAACCCAATTGAGTTGGGTTAATTACTAATGTTGTTATACCTCCACTTTCTGTAAATGAAACTATAGCTGCTAATTCAATTAAAGTACCGTTACAGAATATAGAGAAATTATTAACAGATGTTGCAGGAAGTCCTGTTGGGGATGAAAGCCAACTGCTGGCAAAGGTTACTGTTGTTGAATTTACAAAAGTACCTAATAATTGAGTGTTAGTATTTAAGTAAATTAAAGTAGCAGTAGTAATACTTCCTCCACCTCCTCCTCCACCAGTTGATGGAATGATAACAGGAGATTTTTTCTTTGTTGATGTTACAAATTCTGTTAAACCATTTACTGTTTCAATTCCAATAATAACTTGAGCTTTACTATTGTATTTTTTAATAGCTGTTACTTCTTTTTGAATTGTGTCTGGTACAATGTATCCAAATAATTTGATGGTAAATGTACCTTTTACAACACGGGATGTGTTATCACTAATTTCTACAACTGTAGAGTATGAATCAATAGATGCTTTGAACTTAAAGCGTTCAGGATTGCCCCAGTATGAATCAGAGGCATAGTTTAATGCCTCAATTATTTTGTTTAGTTGCTCAACATAATACGTTTGAATAACACAACTATATGTTAAATTAACATAATCCGGTACTACATTTACCACGAATTGTTCTACAGGTATACGATTTGTTAATACGCTAAAATTTGAGTAGTCATTTTTAGAGTTGTATGATTTTGTCCAAGATGTATACAAATTGGGGGAATTAGCATCTAATTTGTTTGTAAGAGAACGGTTTTTATCCATTGTATCTCTTTTAAACATAATCAATGGGGACATAATCGCCCCGTTTTTGTCTTTATAGTATCCGTCTTTTTGTACAGATTTCCAACGTTCAGGGGCACCATAAATAATTGGAACTGCTATCCGAACACCATTTTGTATTACAGTAGGTTTAATTACGTTTTGGAAATAGTACATTATTGACTCATCTATATCCTGTAATCCAACTGTAAATGGTTTTGTTGTATCGTCTTTAAAAGACATTTGCCCCGAACGGTTAAATGAAACACCGTTTTGTTGTGTTGAAGTAAATTGATTGAATTCGCTTGGTATGTTTGGATTACCTAAAGATTCACCAGTTTCAGGGAAAATATACGGATCCACATAATCATTTGAGATTTGTTGTTGGGATTTTGGGTTAGGTTTTCTAACTGATGGCATATCTTATATCCTTTCTTTAGTAATTTGTACACTATCAGCAGGTACATAATGACATACACACATAATTGATAAATTGGAACCGAAGTTTTCTAATCCAGGATTTAATGGATTTGTATTGTATGGATATGCTGGGTCTTTACCTACAAAGAATTGGTTAGCATTTGTATTTTCAACTTCCCAATATCCTTCATACCACATGATGATATCGCCTACATCAGGGACTAGACTAGCATCTACTAAATCGTCTCTAAAGAATTTAAATGTCATAGGACGAGCATAATCTACACCCATATCTCCAGTAGGAGATGCATTATCACCTCTATCAACAAGCATGTTTAAGATAACAGGTGCTCCATAATATTTTGCACCAGCTGCTTCACCATACATGTTTGTTTTAGTTTCAGCAGTTTTAAATTGATAATATACGCATTCTTGTGTAATAATATCCCATAGCAACTCATGATTGAGGTGTCTAATTAGGGAAACATCACGTTGGGTGCCAAAAAGAGCCATATTATCCTATAAAAATTGTCATTGGTACATCCGTTAAAATACTCATCTGACTTTGTGCTTCTTCCGCTTTATTAGCAAGTAATGTTTTGCGGGAAGTTGTATCAAAATATGATCTTAAACGTTCTATTAATGCTGTTTTTTCGTTTGTTGCTGCTGTAATTAAATCTCCTTGGTTTAATGTTATTTCTGCTCCAGGGATGGGAATTGTAGTATATTTTCCTCTAACATATCCTAACATCTCTTTAACAATACTTAAACCATACTCAAATATCCATTGACGACCAATCGAGTTAATCGTGTTATATGTTGGATTCTCATATGGTACATTAGAGGCGTTGGTAATTAAACTTTGACCGTTGTTATTCATGTATGGATTGTTACGATCAGATTCTAAAATATACTCAAAACGTAAATATTGGTAATGTGATATTGGGATTGGAAATAATCTTAATCGATTGTTTACTAACTCAAATGTATATTGTGATTTTCTAATTTGATCATTTAATTCAATTGCTTGAATTTTTTGCATATCATAACTGATAGGCATTAACATAAAGTTAATAGCGGGTGAATAAGACCCCCAACCAAAGCTATCTAACATTTGCATCATTCCAGTACCCGTACCTGCATATGGATCAAAGTATCTTGTAACTGCTGGGGGTGCTTCGTAAAATATACGTTTTAGTTCAATTCGACCTTGAATATTATTATCAATAGCCCATTGATTCATATCATAATCTTGTATACCTGAGGTAAGTTGAAGGGATCCTGTATGATAAGTTATTGTTCCACCTACACCTGCTTCTTCTCCATATTGTTGAGATAAACGAACAATGGCAGACATATTTTCCTGAATAACTTGGTTATTAGGGGATTGTATTGTTGTAGAAGCACCTTGAAAAGATAGCAAATTTTCTGCTACTTGATAAGCATATAGCTCGTTTCCATAGGTTGTAATTGCCTCTTCAAATGCTGTATAAAAATTTATATCTTGTAATTCAACTTCTACTAAAGGATAACCTAAACGTTGTGAAGAGAATTTTGCAAATTTATCAGCATCTGTTTGAAATTGTACATCATTGTCATAAAACCCAAATGGAGTATCTCCAGGGGCAAATGAACTTGAACCAGGCCAAATTGGAATATTCATTGTATTTTAATTAAGTTGTTGCTATAAAATATTCAATTGTAGCATTAGATCCTGATGGTTGGATTGAAACGCTTGATATGTTTTCTAAAGTAAGGGCATTGTCTATACTTCCTGTAAATTGGCTAGTTGATAGGTAAAATGAACTACCTGTAGATATCATAAAGCTTGCTTTTGATAAAGAAGCAGAAACTATTAATTTTACAGGAATTGTTGAGTCATTTGTAATTCTAGCATATTGAAGGCTACTTGTTGTAAAAGTACCCGCTCCAGGATTTGCACTTAAATTAAATATAGAAGTTTGAGAACCAGAAGGACAATTCATTATTCTAGTATCAACATAGTTGATATTAGGAATAGTTTTAAACACATTTGTTTTCTGTGTTGGTGTATTTGGTAGAGTAATTTCTTCAGTTAAAGTTACATATAGATTAGCCATTTCTAATTTTTGTTATAAATATGGCTAGCTTCTGAGATTCTTGTATACGTCTAAGATAAACTCTACAATCTCATGTCTGTGATTTTTTTCTAACGTAATTACTTCAAATCCAGGTACATCTTTCATATGTTTACATACAACATCGAATCCTGAAGTTTTACGATCTTTTAAGTCAATTTGAGCAGCATCTCCACAGAATATCATTTTAGAACCATGACATATACGAGTCAACAATAATTCCATTTGAGTATCTGTTAGGTTTTGTGCCTCGTCAATTACAACTAAACAGTTAGTAAAATTTCTACCTCGCATAAAAGATACAGGTACAATCTCTATTTCACCTTCGGATATACATTTTTCGATTTTTTCTTTATTATATAATCGATGCATGTTCTCGTATACCGGAGCAGTAAATGGAGCAAGTTTTTCATTGACATCTCCTGGTAGGAAACCAATGTCTTGCCCTGCTACTACAGTTGGTCGAGTTATGATAATCTTTTCGATTTCTCTACTAAATAATAAGTCAAGTGCTATGTTAGCCGCTAAAAGCGATTTACCGGAACCTGCTTTACCTTTTAATACTGTAACGGTGTTGTAGAGAATTTTTTCTTTTGCTTTCTTTTGTTCCTCATTTAATTGGATTTCAAATTTGATGGGACCTTTAGGTTTTCTTTTTGTTTTAAAAACCTCTTGTGCTTGTGGCGTTCTATTAAAATCGTTCATATAACTATATTTGATAATAAATATTGGAAGGAAACTAAAAAAGCCGGACTTCCGTCCGGCTCTTTATTATCGATTGTTATCTACTATTAAAGTACGTTCAAATCGTTGATCCAGATACGACCGAAGAATTCCGGACGGATCATTTTCTTAGCGTAACGAGTTAAGAGACCTTTACGTGGAGTAAATGTATCTGGATCGTACACAAGAGGTGTCATGATTAATGGTACATATGGAGCAAATACCGCACCAGTTTCAAGGAATTGAGCTCCTCTATAACCCATCAACATCAAGTTTTCTGTCATGTAAGGGTTTTTGTAAACTGTGTAACGGTTATTCATTTGACCCGCTTTTTGGATACCAAATGCGTAAGATGCTTTAGTTACATCACCATCAGAAGATGAAGCAAATCCTGGGATTGATTCCAAGATAGTTGCAACTGTTGGAGAACATACGATAAAGTTAGCACCTCCACGAAGAGTTTTCTGGTGGATTTTGTTACTAACTTTTTGCATTTTAGTACCTAAAGTTTGGAACCACTGACCTTGTGTGTTGTAGTAACCAGCATCAGTTGCCCAAGCTGTTTTGCCACTATTCAAGTAGTTGTTGTTTTTAGCTGACCAGTACTCATCCCATGCAGATGCATCTTGGATCAACATGTCGATGATTTCAAGATCCATTTCCAATGCGATATATTCACTCATGATTGAAGTCAATTCTGCTTCAGCATCCAAAGATTGGTATGCGTTCAAATCTTGAGCAAATTCTGGTGTCCATTGTGCTTTCAACTTACGAGTTTTAGCAACAATAGCCTCAGATTTCATTTGGATATTGATTTGTGGAATAGCCAAGTTATCTGTAGATGTAGACTCAGCATTTGGATAACCAGCACCAGCATTATCTTCGAAATCACCACGACGGTTGTCTTGTGGAGCTACGTTGTAGAATAATGTATTTGCTGCTGGGCCGTGAACTGAACCTGTACCTGGGATAAAGATATTACTCGCTGCAGAACCAGAGAAAATAAAGGAGATTTGGGTTGTACCGTTAGTAAATGTGTACTGAGGGTATAAACGGTTAATTGTTTCAGTAGCTGGGATGGAAACTGAACTTGAACCAGGAACGAAAGCACGAACACCTTTAAAATCTGGGTAAAGAACGTTAGTACCTGTACCAACAAAGTAAGTTACTTTTTGGACATCACCTGCAGCAACAGAAGCAGATAATGTAGTATCGTAATCTACATCAGACCAAAGAGCAGCTGAACGAGATACTTGAACAGAAGCTGAGAATTGGTTGATAGAGTAAGCAAAACGACCTGCACCATAAAGACCACCATTAGGATCATTAGCTACACCTGGGTTTGTATTACCATACATAGATGAACCTGAAGCGTAAGTATCGCCAGCAGGACCAAATGGTAAAGTTGGAGCAGCTTTAGCAGAAGCACCACCATATTGGAAATCTAAGAAGAATACAAGTCCAGAAGGCAAATTCATTGGTTGTACAGAAACGAATTCTTTAGATGATAAAGAACCGAATACTTTACGTACTAATGGAAGAGCTACTCCAGCCCAAGATTCACCTTGACCTGTTGTAAATCCCCCACCTCCAACTTGATTTGAAGATTGCTCAACAACTAATTGTTTTGCTTGGTTTTCAAGGATTAAAGCCATGTTGTTTTTCTCAACTTCACTTCCTAATCCTTCTAATAATCCCGTTTTACCCCATTTTGAGGACATTCGAGCTGCGTCACTCTGCATGTTTTTCCATCCAGATGCCGCACTTTCTAAAAGAGAATTAATGTTTGACATTTTTGTTTTTTTGTTTTTAGTTTAAATTAAATAATTCCAGCCAATTTTTGCATACGTAAGAATGCATCGTTTGACTCTACGATTGGTTTTTTAACGTTAGGTGTCATAGTTGTTTTTGATGCGCTACCTAGGTTTTCTTTAATAATGTTTTTAGAAACTTTAATACCCTCGTTTAATGTTTCAAATACCATTTTCACTTCACCTACGTTTTTAGCTTTGTCAAAAGAACTTAACACTTTTACTTTTTGACTTTCATTTAAGTTTTTAGCTTTGAAGATTTTATTTGTATAAAGCAATTTAGCATTTAACAAATTAATTTCGTTTAATTCAGACTTAAGAGTTTTAATTGTTGAATAAGCTTCAGCTAATTCATCGTCCATTTTAGATTCTGTAAATTTAATTAAATCTCCAGCGCTACGGTTAGCATCTCTTTCATCTTTTGTAATTGCACCTAAGCTGAATAATACATCTTTTGTACGTTTTCCAAAACGTGAAGTCATGTCAGACATGTCGATATCAAGATTTGCAAGCATGTCTTTTTTAGCAGCTCTATCTTTTTCGTTAAAGATAGCTTGTGCCATAGAAGCATCTTTACCTTTACCTTCAAGATATTTTGCAAATGCTTTTACATCTTCTTTTGGATCTCCGTAAAGGAATGATTTAAGACCTTCGTCTACTGGTTCATCCATTTCTTCGATTTCTCTTAATAATTCTGCTAAGTCGATTTCTTCTTCGCTTTCTTCTGATTCTTCACCTTCTTCTTCGCCTTCTTCACCTTCGTGACCAGCTTCAAGTTCTCCGGATGCAATCATGTCTTTAATAACATCTTCGATCATGTCTTTTAGATCTTCGTCTGTCATGTCTTCGAGTTCGATTGGTTCACCTTCTTCTTCACCTTCTTCAGATTCTTCAGACTCTTCGTCTTCTTCCTCTTCTTCAGCTTCGTTAAGGCCTTCCATATCTCCTTCTTCTAATTCTAGCTCCGCTAAAAGTTCTTCCAAATCAATTTCCATCATTTTTTCATCATGTCCTTCTTCCATAGATTTTTCGTCTTCCATTTCGTACATTTTGTCTTCCATTTCTTCCATCTCTTCCATTTCTTGAAGTTTCATTGATAACATTGATTTCAATTGAGGTGCGAAGGCTTCTTCTAGAGCAGCTTTTGCGTTTGCTATTGCAGTTTCTTTAACAGCTTTAGCGTCAGCGATTGCTTCTTTAAGCATTTCTCTGTTTGTTGCCATTTTTCCTAAATTAATTTTGTTGGGAAAGTACGTTTATTATAAAACGTAATAGAATTCGTTTAATTGATACCACATATATTGAGGGGGGTGGCATATTCGGGTTATATGTATGTGTTGATATACTCAAAGTCGCAAGGTAAAAAAAAGCCCTCAAATGAGAGCTAATTATTCACCGATTTGCATATTTTAAAATATCGGACATGTACCTTTAGCACATAAAATTTCGGTAATAAGTGAGTTTGTTTTAGCGTATGGATCCAAGAATGTAGTACGTGATTCGTTTAACGCACCGTTTTTCATCCATGAATCTGGGTTAGATGGGTTGGAAACTAAATCCCAAGTTAATAATTCGAAATCGTCTTGTACTTCCATTACTCCACCTATTTCTTTTAATGAACCCATTCCACGAGAAGATATTCCGATCAGTAAGCCATTTTTAACTAATGCACCTGCTATACGACCAGATGAAGTACCTAAATCACCCATGTCAGCGAAAATTTCTACTTTACCCCAAATTTCATCACCTTTCCAATACAATTCACGCACCGCATGAGATGCGTTTTTAAGGTTAATTACTTGCGAGTCCGGATGGTCCAATTCACCACATGTTTCAGTTGATTTCTGTTGGATTTTACGTGTAAAATTGTCAATTTCACGTTCCCATAATTCTCTAGAATAATAGCGACCATTACCATTTTTAACTTCAACAGTAGCCAATATACCTTCAACGAAAACATTTCCATTAGTTTTCATCCCTTCCAATAACGAAAGTGGTTTAGGGCTGAAGTGTCTGGTCTCTATTAATAGTTGTTTGTTCATGTTATTGGTCTTCTTTTCTAGCTTCTAATTCACCTCTTAAATTAACTCTCTCATTAAATGATAAGTTATTATAATTTGATAAAATAGAATCTATTTTTTGCCCCATATCTTGACGTCTATTAGCATCCCCTTCATAATCCTCATAATCAGCATTTGTTTCATCTTCTACTTCTTCCTCAGTTTCATCGATTACTTTTTTAAATTCTGGTTTTTTGCCTTTGAATTTGGACATTATTTTCTCTAATTTAGCTTTTGCTTTTTCTAGAGATTTAATATCTTTTGAAATTTCTTTAACTTTTTTATCGTCGGTAAGATCTTTCATATCCTCATCTTCATCCAATCTTGAAATTTGTGATTGTTTTTTATCGATGAGTGCTTGAATTTTTTCCATTTTGGATTGTAGAACTTCATGTTCTGCTTCTTTGTTGATAGCAGCTAAATCTTTTTCTACACCTTCACGTAAAGATTCTTGTGTTTTTTGGTATCTTGGATTTGGAACCTTAATTACTAAGCTTCCGTTTTTATTTAAAGTAGCATTATTAAGTACTTTATATGTTACCATCTCACCTATTCTTGTTGGTAATTTTTTTTCTCCACCTAAATTATTTGTATCAGTTAAAAAACTTTTTAATTCTGTAGGAATATCTAATGGGAGTTTATTTAAATTATCTGTTGTTTTCCCTAAATTTTTATCTGAGGTTGGAGCTAATGTAGCACGAATAGCAAGTGTAACATTTTCCGGGTTGGAAGGATTTCTAAGGATTCTTAAGTGTTGATTTTTAGTAAGTGAATCTACTACTGAAGGATCAATATATGTTGTAAGAAATGGTTGAGGATCTCTTTCATTTCTTTCTTTATCGCTTTTTACAGGCTCAATATTAAATAATTGATATGCTTCTTCAACTTCGTTTTCTTCTATGTTCTGAGCCGCTGAATTAAGTCCTTGGCTGTGGCGAGAATATATTTTTTGAATTGTAGTTAAAGCTTCTTTATCACCTAAATGTGGTTGTTCAAGTTTAAAAAGAGTATCTTCAAATTCGCCAGAATTTAATTCTTCATCAATCATTTCTTGAATAGCTTTACGTAATGTAATTTCTTCAAGTGATTCACCTGCTTTTTTTCTACGCTCAAGTTCTTCTTCGCGTTTCTTTTTTAGCTTAGCTTTAATTTCTTCAGGCGAGAATTTTTTATCGCTTTTTTTAGTTACAGCATCTTTAATATCCGATACAAATTTCTCTACACCTTCTTTTAAGTCACCATATCCGCTTGATTTGTATTTTCCTTTAGCTTCTTTTGGAGTACCTAATCCAGGTGCTTCAGTTGTGTATCCTAAACCTTTAACTCCAAATTGACCATCCTTTGTATAGAAAATAGGATCTTTTTGTAAGTTTTTCATTACGATATCCTTCAATTCTTGCATTGTTTTATCTGCATTTTTAGGATCTTTCATTTCAGCGTAATATCCAGTCATTACTTGATCAAAAATCAAGTTGTCTATGTTTTTATCGTCTTTACGATCAAAGTTACGTGCGTAATCTTCTTCAACAGGTTTAGACACTTTTTTTTCTTCAGCTTTTACTTTTTCGTCTTCGTTTTCTTTTTTCTTAGCTTCAGCTAAAAATGATTCATATGCTAATTCATATGATTCTTTTTTCTTAGGCTCAAATGGAGAATTAATAGCTCCTAAACCAATTACATTTTCTGCAATGATTTTTTTAGTAATAAGAGAAGCTGCTGCTTCATTAAATGTAGCTGCGTTGCGAACGATATCTGGGAATTGACGTTTTGCTTCTGATAAGAAAACACCTTTATGTCCTTTACCTTCTTTAATTAACAAATACTGATCTTGTAGTGTCTTTTTCATTATTTTTCTGATAATAGTTGTTTTATGTCTTGGAGATAACTCTTTACCATTTCAATTGGTTTTGTTATATCGTACGAACCTGCGTTTCCGCTATATAGTTCAATGGTTTCATTTTTAGCGTTTGAAATTAATGGGCTAATTTCGTTCATTAGTTTTTCAATTTCCTCTAATGCGTCTAAACGTTTTTGTTGGAATTCGTTTACTTCATTTAATGTATCTTCTTCCCAAAGTTGTTTAACTTCTAAACCAGATCCTTTAATTTTATTAGGAACTAATTTATATTTAAATTGTTTCACGTAAGCATTATCTTTTACACCTTCAGAACCAGCTTTAGGACCCATTCCTAAACTAGCTCCAGGACCTTCTTCAATACTTTTTGTTTTTTTAAATGCTTTAGGTGTAGCATAATTCATTCCTTCTCCAGGAGAAAATGAAGCACCACCCATTCCGGTAGCACTCATTTCTTTGAGTTTTTTACGAATTATTTCTTTAAGTTTAGACATTTACAGTTTCTAATTCATTAATTAAATCATAATATTGTAACAAGTCAACTAGATTATCATCATTTATC